AAGCCACGCTGCAGAAAGCACAGAAAGACAGAGACGCCATTCGTGCGTGGGCATCCTATTATCCGGATGTTATGAAAGAATATAAAGGCACCTTGATCGAAAAAGAATTTAAAGAATATGAAGCTGCCATCAAGAAAGATCCGGAAAACAAAGAACTGCAGGAACGATTCATCCAGGAACGTTTTGCAAGAGGATTTGAAAGATACCTTTTGACAGGGAAAGCACCCACCAAAGAACTGCAGGGGACTTTCCGGCGGTTCAAAAAATGGCTGATCAATCTCTATAAAACGACAAAAGAAATCATAAAGAATCCGGAAAACTACTTGGGTTTAAAAGATCCGTCCGATGAAGTAAAAGAAATCTTTGCCCACATGATGGCATCAGAAGAAGAAATAGAAGCCTGGGCAGAAGAAAAGAGATGGAATCTCCTCTATGATGACAGCCTTGACTATACGCAGACCGAAAAAGAAAACATAAAAAAATGGGAAGAAAGCGTCAAAGAAATTGCTAAAGAAAACGCCATTAAATACTTCATGGAAAAACTCCACGGACAAGCCATGGTGGACTTTGAGGAAAACATCCTTCCCCAAAAAGTAGAAACATTTGAAAGAAAACTGGGGAGCCAAAGAATATATGGACTGGAAATGCTGAAAAAAGGAAACGTCTTCCCTACAAAGAAAGAGTGGATAAGGGCACTTAAAGAAGAAGGATTTACCGAAGAATCATATAAAGACGCTGTACAAGAAGCAGGCGGCACCATGGAAGAACAAGTAGAGAAATACAAGAAAAAACAAAGAGAAGAATTTATAGAAAACATCTCCGGAAAAGATCATTTCAGAATAGAAGCAGAAAAAGTCCTTGAATCTCCCGAAGGAAAAGTGAAATTGGCGGAAATCGAACAAAACGCCATGAAAAGGAAATTGAGACAATATGCAAGAATCGCCACGGCTTCATTAATAGAATTGGACAGATTAGATCCGAACATGGAAGGAAAGATAAGTAAAAAGATCCTGTATGACATCAAAAAGAGAAACGGACTCCTAAGTGAAGAAGAAAAACTCAAAGAAGAAAAAGCTGAACAAAGAAAAGCAAAACAAGCCACCATAGAAGAAATTAACGAACTCAAGATAAAACTGCGGAACACAGTAGACGGATTAAGAACATCACAAGACAGTATGCTTATCTCGCCATATGAACTCAAAGCCCAGGCAAGGGCTTTTCTTTATGGGAAAGAAATCTACAAAGCAACCAACTATAGATGGTGGGCAAGAAAAGCTGCCAGTGAAGGAGAAAAAGCCGCATATTTTCTAAAAAGAGGAAGATGGGAAGAAGCTGCCAGGGCAAAAGGAAGACAGTCCCGCTTTTCAATGAACGCCCAAGTTGCCCATGAATATGATGACCACGTCAAGCATACACTCCATGGAAATCCCAAAGCATCCACAAATACACTGGATAAAGACGGCATGGAGAAGTACGGACTTGTAGGACTCATAAACAGGGCAAGTAAAGCCACGAACAATATAAGAATGCCTGGGAACATAAGATACTTCATCAATCACTTAGCCTACCAATTAGGATTAATCACCACAGATGGAAGGGCGCCGTTGGGCATGGATGGGGAACCGGCGCCGTTTGATTGGGCAAACCTCAACAACGAACTGGATCCCACCGCCGCCATGGAAGGAGACAAGCCGGGAGACGCTGTACCGCAGTGGATAAAGAAAATCTTTGACGATAACAATCAGACCAACTTGAGAGAACTGACAGTCATAGACTTTGATGAACTTGTCGAAGTATTCAAAAAAATATACAAAACAGGAAGGAGAGAATACGAAGGCAACACCTTTGTTAATGAAAAAGGAGAAAGCCTTTCCTTTGAAGAAGCCGAAGACATAATAATGGCGGAAATCAAAGCAGAAAAAGAAAATCCGCTTTATAAAAAACTGGCAGAGAAAAAGTGGAAAAAGACCAAAAAAGAAATAGGGAAATGGGTAGCAGACTTGGCGCTCCCTGAAATCATCATAGAACGCATGGGACCAAAGACCTATGACATGATCTATAAGATGATGGATAAAGCCTTTGCTAAAAAAAGACTCCTGAAAGAACAGGCGGAACTTGAACTGAAAAAAGTCATGGACATCTATGACAGAGAAACATTCAGAAAAATCCGCAATGACAAAATCTATGAGATTAACAAAGTTGACCACAAACCCGTCATGGTGACCAAAGAAACACTCCTCACCATGGCGCTGAACTGGGGGACAGACTCGAATAGAGAAAGAGTGGTGGAAACCTATGGACTGGATCATAGAAACATAGAAAAAATCCTTTTTAAATATTTAAATGATAAAGACTGGGATTTTGTGGAAGCCGTTTGGAAACACATCAATTCGTATTGGCCCGAAAGAAACATTGTACAAAACAATCTGTACGGAATCCCCTTAGGGAAAGTGCCGGGGAGGAAAATTATTTTACCGGACGGAAGAAAGATCAATGGCATGTACTACCCAATTAAATATGATGCAGAGCTCACAAGCAAAACCAAAGACAGAGAAATTAACGACATCATAAGAAAAGACATGCTCGGAAGAACCACATTCAATATCGGGATGGGCTCCACGAAAAGCCGCGCGCAAAGTTCCGGCGGACAGTATCTTAGACAAGACCTTGACGTCTATCTTGACTACATCAATGAATCTATTAACCACATCGCCATGCGTGAAACCACAGCGGACATTTATAAACTTCTCTCCAGGAAAGACCTGGCGGAAGCCATATCACAGAAATACGGAGTCGATGCACATAGAAGACTCCAGAGGTGGGCGTCCGACTGCTGGCATGATCCCGTGGATAAATTGACAGCATGGGAACAACGACTGAACAGACTGCGGCACAATTTCACCATGGCCACCATGGCCTACAGGACATCCACAGCATTGTTGAACTTTGCAAACCTGCCATTAGTTATGGAAAAAATGGGAGCCGTAAACATGGCAAGAGGACTCTCCTCAATTTACCTTGGCGGTGTGAAAAACTACCGCCAGCAGAGAGACTTCATCCTAAGTAAATCAACGTTCATGAGAGACCGTGCCACAAACATGGATAGAGACCTTGCCCGCGGACTGAAACTCAAAGAAGAACAAGACGTTTCAAAATTAACATCGAAAGCGCATGCCGTGAAAGAAGAAGTAGACCGATTCGCTTATTCACTCATTTCAGAAACAGACTTTATGCTTTCTCTTCCAGAGTGGATCCAGACATATAACAATACCATTGCACAACTGCAAATAGAAAAACCATTTATGACAGTAGCAGAAATGGACGAAGAAGCAGTAAGGCTTGCTGACAAAATGGTAAGAGAAACATTCGGATCGGGAGAAATGAAAGACCGTCCGGAGGTGGTCAAGAGTAGATTGCTTTCGCAACTTCTTCCGTTTTACAGCTTTACATCATTAGTAATGAACCAATTCATCCGAGGGGGATATGACATTGTAGACGGAAGAGGACCGATGAAACTCATGCGGGCAATGCTCTTTTGGTATATCCTTGGATCCGTATTTGAAGGTGCCCTTCGTTCATTGGTGGATAGTGCAACGGGAAATGATAAATACTCCTTCTTGCAGAGACAGGGATATTCCTTTGCGTCAAACGGACCTATCGGTGGTATACCGGTCGCAAGAGAAGTAATCCCCGGTCTCTACTCACTATTCGCGGGAATGTACAGTGACGGAGGAAAAATGAGCGTCACAGGACTAAATATCTTTGAAGATGTGTTCCAAACCGCCATGGCAATAAAATCTGACAAAAAAGACTGGATAGATGTAGGACAGGCGGGAACAAAAGTATTCAATAAAGTAACAGGACTTTCCGATACATTAACCGATGCACTGTGGGCAATTGCGCGTCTCACCACAACAGACACAGACGCCACAGCCTGGGAAGCCCTGTTCTCCATCATATTTGATAGAAGAATAAAGAAGAAAGGAGAAAAGAAGTGATAAATAATAGCGAAAACAGAATCGCATATAAAGGGGACGGCACTGCAGAAGAATTCGCCATCCCTTTTAAAGTCTTGGAAAAAACGGACATCATAGTAGTTATTGCGGATGAAGATAAAAATGAAACAATCCTGAAAAAAGACTACTTTGTAGACTTGGATAAAATGACAGTAAAATATCCAGGGTATCCGCCAGGAGAAGAACCAGCGGAAAATGAACGTCCGCCAAAATTGCAAAAAGGATGGCAGTTAATCATAAAAAGAGAGGTACCTGTCACACAAGAAATAACCTTAGGAAATAAATGGCCGTTCACCGTTATAGAAAAAGCCTTGGATAAAATCACAATGATCCTGCAGGATTTATTGGGAGTAAACAAAAGACAAATCACACTCCCAGATGCGGCAGACATGAAAGACTTCTCAGCAATACTTCCTTATCCGCAGGAAGGAGAGGCGCTTGTATGGGGGAAAGGGAGGTTAGAAAACTCCAATTTCTCAAAAGTGATAAAAGGAGCTGTAGAAAAATCATTGACGAGAGCGGAAGCTGCTGTGGTCGTATCAGAAGAAAATGCATCAAAAGCGAAAGAGCAGGCGGGAAAAGCGGAAGTGAGCGCAGGTGAAGCGGAAGAGAGTGCTACTATTGCGGCGCAAAATGCCGCGGCTGCCACACAAGGGGCGATGGATGCAAGAGACAGTGCTGCCGGAGCAAGTGTAAGTGAACAGAGTGCAGCGGGGTATAAGAATGAAGTCCAGGCTGCATTAGCGTCCATTTCAGAACAAGTCAATGCCTGGGATAAAAATAAAACATACTCATTCCCGCAAACCATAGCTTATATAGATGGAAACACATATAGATGTGTCGGGAAAAACGTCAAAGGAGAAATACCGGATAAATCAAATAACTGGGTATGTCTGACAAATTACAAAGATGACTTTTTTGAATTAGATGAAGACGGAAACCTGATTCCAGCGATCAATCCTCTTCATTCGACTTTGTGGGAATTAGACGGAGTGGGAAATATAATCCCGAAAGGAGAGTAAAAGTGAGTACAAGAAATATGGCACCGAGAAACAATGAAGAAGGAGAAGTCGGAGTAGTAGGGAAGGTATGGAAGGCTTTAAGGGCAAAAATCATAGAAGCAACAAGTAAGATGACAGCGCCCACAGTGGAAGCAACAAGTAAGATGACAGCGCCCACTGTAGAAGTAGGTGACAAAAGTAAAAATGTGGCCACTACAGAATTCGTGAAAAACCGTGAAAACATGGTAGTAAGTCCGTTTCTTCTTCAAAGGAACACCGCTTATAAAATAGGTGATATGGTAAAAGTTCCAAAATTGGGAGAACAGTACATACTCGAGTGCACGCAAACAGGCACAACAGCAGCTACAGAACCTAATTTGTCAACTGTATCGGGATGGAGAGAAGTTAATGATGGAAGCGCGAAATTCCGAGTAGTAGACAGACGGTTAAAAGCGATGATAGATATACTTTATCCGGTCGGAATAGTAGTAACGACCGCTACCGACGATGCGCTAAAGCCAGGCGAGGAAGACGGGCTGACGCAGTGGGAAGAAATTGCGAGCGGGAGAGGCTTGATCGGCGCCGGAACCGGAACAGACGCGAACAATGAATCCGTATCATTTACCGCAGGAAATACTGGCGGAGAATACAAGCACAAATTAACAGTAAATGAACTGCCGGAACATGCGCACGCCGAAAACATTAACGGAAAAGGCAATGATGATTGGGATAATAAATTCGGTTCTATGGTTTCACGACCGAATCCGGGAACTGGAAATACTGCTGGTTATTCGGTCGATATAAGTAGTAATTGGAATACAACGGGACATCCAGTCATGACAGATGAAACTGGGGGAAATCAAGCGCATAACAACATGCAGCCGTACTTAGTTGTACATTTTTGGAAGCGTATCAAATGAGGAGAGAAACTATGGAAAGAAATGACGGAGAAAAAATAACACTTGAATTTGTAGAGCGGATGGCAAAGATGGAATCAAAGCTTGATATGCTAATTGATATGCTCCCGGAGATTACTGCACTGCAAATTGCACAAGCACGCTCAGAACAAACCGCATCATCAGCTCATAACAGAATCGACAACATCTATAAAGTTGCCGGCTTGATCTCAACTATTATTTCTGTTGTCATCGCACTAATTGGAAGGGCGGTGTGATATGTTAAAAAAGTTAAAATCACTCTGGAGAAAAGCAAAAAGCTACTTTCGGAAACTGAACGCACCACTGTTATACTGGGCGATGCTCTATGCAGTTATCTGCATTTTCTGTATTCTTCTTTATATACTGATGACAATAGCAGACTGGTTGATTACAGGAAAAGGAAACGAGCCGGAATTAAGACTATTCATTACAATGCTTCTGTCCGCAGGAGCCGTCGGCGGTATAGTCGGAATCGGTAAAATGTTCGTTGATAAAGACAACAATAAAATACCTGATGTATTCGAAAAGGACGATAGGAAACCACCGTTCTTTTTCGTGAAAGGAGAAAAAAGTGACGAAAGAAGAACTGGCAAGAGAGATAGCGAAGGGGATAATTGAGACAGGAATTGAAGGAGACTATGGTTCCGTCTCTTGCTCAACTGCTGGAGACTACCCGTCAATTGGTGTAAGTCAATGGGAAGGAGAAAGAGCTAATCGTCTGTTGGAAAGCATTTCCGGCGGAGCGCATTATGCATATCGCAGCTATTATGACTTGAAATACTCTTATGCTATCCAAGGTTTGAAAGAACTCTTGATGAGTGATGAAGGAAATCAAGCACAGCTCGATATGCTTGCCGAAGACTGTGAAGACTATGTGGAAACACTTTGGGAAGTACCGGATCTTGACGATACAAGATGCACAATCTACGCTGGGATGTGGTGCCCGACATCTGAAACTGTCGTAAGAAACTTCTTAATGCGGAGACAAGAAAGAGGATATGACCTGCGGGACATCAATGTAATCTATGAATTATTCAGAGAACAGTATGCCCATGCGGCATGCTGTGAAGAATACGCGGAAGGTTATGCAAATAGAGCCACCGCAACATATGAATATGTAATGAATCTGGAGGTATAAATGTGGAAAATCAGAAAAGGGCTTATTTTATCGGCGGTCTTGCTGTCGCTGTGGTTGTCGCCGTTATTATCTGGTTCGCATGCGCAGGCAGAAGCACAGTACACGATCTCCGAAACAGATCTGACGACATTAGAAACGAGCTTGACAACGCTCGAACAGCACAGCAAGGACAAGTCGATACTCTTAGACAAGCAAGCGAAGCAACTGAACGAAGCGCAGGAGCAGTTGAAAATAGCAAACGAGCAAATCAAGAAATCTCAAACATTGAACGAACAGACGCAGAACTCATTAGAGAGAGCCAATCAATACTTGAAAGAGTACGAGAAAAAGGCAGAACGGAAAATCAAAATTAAAACAAGGCAGCGAAACATGTGGATAGCAATATCAGTAGTAGCCGTGGGAGCGGCAATCTCCCGGAGGTGATCCGGTGCTTACGAAAGAGGGCGGGAAACCGCCCTCTTTTTTATTGTAATATTTAGCAATAGGTGATAAAATAACCATAGGTGAATTGGTCGAAACATCCGTGTTAGGCCTCTGAAAGAGGACAATTTTCAGTCCTCTTTTTTATTTACCTCAAATATACTACAATAAAAAGAAATGATAAAATTTTGATAATTTGCCGTCCAATTTGCCGTCATTTTGCAAGAAAAATGTTATTTACTATCATTTACAACCATTTACAATTAAAATGTAAAAATACATATAATTTCAGGTAAATACTGAAAGATTAGTTACTGCCAGTTACTATCATTTACTATAAAAAACTTTAGTTCCGATAATTTAATGTTATCGGAAGTAATGTTGCGTAAAGAGAAAATATACCCGTTTCCATCAGATCC